CTTTACTGTTTATACACGTAAAATTGGACATATAGGGTATGTTCAGTTTAAGTTCAAACTAAAACCAAATAAATATGTTTAAATTTTTATGTAAAAAATGCAAAAGAACAAAAGAACTTTCAAAATCTATTTTAGAAATTTTTGAGGGGAAGGTTAGAAAAAAAAATGCAGAATGCAAGTGTGGAAATTACATGGTTGAAATAGAAAAACCGAATAAAGGGTTTCCAAATTTAATAAGAACTGAGCCAACATTAAATAAGAAATAATGTCAAAAGGAAGAAAAAAAACTCCTACTGCAATCAAAGAAATGCAAGGAACTTTAGAAAAAAGTAGAGTTCTTGATAATGAAATGCAAGTTGATTTAGTTTCTGAATTACCAGAAGCTCCAAACTTATTATCTACTCTTGGAGCTGAAGAGTGGTATAAAATAACATCTCAACTATTCAATTTAAACATGTTGCATAATATTGATTTGAATTTAATATTATCTTATTGCAATGAAATGGCTTTATACATTGAGTGCGAAACTATGCTTAGAGAAAAAGGTAGAGTCGATATATTTAAAAATACAAATGGAGATATTATTAGAAGTCAAGCAAAACCAGAAGTAAAAATGAAAAATGATTCTTTGGCAAATGCATTAAAAATTGCAAATCTATTTGGAATCAGCCCAGTAGCAAGAGCCAATATTTCAGTTCCAAAAATTAGTAATAATACTCAAATAAATAATTACTTTGAATAAATTTTACTTTGATGAAGAGGAGGCAAAAAAATCAATAAATTTTATAGAAAAATTTTGCACTCACACAAAAGGTGATTTGGCTGGTGAGCCATTATTACTTGAGCCATTTCAAAAAAAAATAGTTGGTGATTTATTTGGTTGGAAAAACTCTAAAACTAAATTAAGAAAATATAAAGTTGCTCTAATACAACTACCAAGAAAAAACGGAAAGACTACATTAATGGCTGGATTAATTTGCTATTGTCTTTTCAGTTTAAAAGAAAGAGGGAACGAACTGTATGCAGCGGCTGGAGATAGAGGACAAGCTGGAATAATTTTTTCAATCGTTTCTCAAATGGTTTTACAAAATGAACATTTATCTAAAAGAGCAAAGGTATTTAGAAACTCTATTGTTAATGAATCAAAAGGGAATTTTTTTCAAGCTATTAGTTCGGACTCAAAAACCAAACATGGATTTTCGGCTGGTATTGTAGTAATGGATGAACTGCACGTTCAAAAAAATAGGGATTTATATGACACGCTTTTAACATCAACTGGAGCAAGAGCAGAACCTCTTTTTATTTCTATCACTACAAGTGGATATGATAAAAATTCTATTGGATATGAAATTTATTCTTACGCAAAAAATGTTGAATCTAATATTATACAAGATGACAGTTTTTATTCTTGCATCTTTGAAGCCGACAAAGAAGATGACATAACATTAGAATCCACATGGAAAAAAGCAAATCCATGTTATGGGGTTAGCTTAAAAAAAGAATACATGAAAAGAGAAAGTCAAAGAGCAATCGATGTTCCATCATACCGCAACACTTTCTTGAGACTTCATTTAAATATTTGGACTGACTCATATTCGTCATGGTTAACATCTGGAGAGTGGGATGCTTGTTATGATAAGAATTTTGACTATTCAACTTTAGAAGGCAAACAATGTTGGGGAGGAATTGATTTAAGTACGACACGAGATATATCGGCTGTTGTTTTGTTGTTTCACGAAAACGAAAAGTTTATTATATTGCCTTTCTTTTTTATTCCAAAAGATAATTTAAAAAACAGAAGAGATAGAGATGGAGTGGACTATGAAATGTTTGTAAGAGATAATCATGTTATTGCAACGGAAGGAAATGTCATAGATTATAATGTTATAAAAGAAAAAATAAATGAGTTAGGAAATAAGTATAAAATTCAAAGCATTTCTTATGATCGTTGGAATGCAAGTATGTTAGTAAGTTCATTAATAGAAGATTATGGAATTAATATGTCACCTCTCGGAATGGGATTTGTGAGTCAATCCGCTCCAACAAAAGAGCTGGAGAAATTAATATTAGAAAAAAAAATAATACATAATAATAATCCAGCAGCAAATTGGATGCTCAGTAATGTTTCTCTCATGGAAGATCCTGCTGGAAACATCAAGATTTCCAAGCAAAAATCAAAATCCAAAATCGATTTTGTGGCTGCTATGATTTTATCATTGGCTGATTTTATGAGTTGCGAATCAACTGAAAGCGTTTATAATCATAGAGGAATTATAACCATATAAAATTGTTAAAAAGTATAGCTGTAAATGTTTTTTTTTACTTTTTTTTAATTGTATTATTGTGAAAATAAAAATTTCACTTTGAGCTTATTAGATAGAATTAAAAACGTTTTTGTTCCTCAAGCTAACAAAGTTGAACAAAGATCAATTACCTACACAACTCCTTTTGGTACTGGAACAACTGTCTCAGCAGATACAGCATTAACTTTTACCGCTGTTTGGTCAGCAATAAGATTACTAACAGAATCGGTTTCATCATTACCAATTTCAGTTTATAGAGCTGAAAACAATGGAGATAAAACTGAAGCAATAAAAGAATCTTTATATACATTATTAAAATACAAACCAAATATTTATCAAAATAAAATTACTTTTTTTGAAAAAATAATGATGGATTTATGTATTAATGGTAATTCCTACGTTCTTATTGAAAGAAATAGATTGGCTAGAGTAACTGCTTTATATCCATTAAATTATGTTGACATGGAGGTTATACAAAAAGAGAACGAATTATTTTATGAAGATGGTGATACTGGAAATGTATATGATTCAAAAGACATACTTCACTTTACTGGGATGACCTCTGATGGAATCGTTGGTCTTTCACCTATTGATAACCACAAGAAATCTATTGGATGGGGGATGGCTGTGGAAGAGTACGGAAGCAGTTTTTTCAAAAATGGTGCTAAATTGTCAGGTGTGCTTTCCACAGAGAGAAGTTTATCGGAGACTGCTATTGATAGATTAAAACATTCTTTTAATAATACTTATTCTCAGCTTAGTGGGAGCAATCAAACTGCAATATTAGAGGAGGGATTGACATTTAAACCAGTCGGAATTTCACCAGATCAAGCACAGTTTTTAGCATCCCGTACCTTCTCAATCCAAGAGATAGGTCGTATTTGGAATATCCCAAATCACATGCTCGGCGATAATTCAAAATCCAGTTTTAATAATATTGAAATGCAGAATCAAGAATACATTACGTTCACTCTTTTGCCTTATATAACTAGGATAGAGAATGAAATGAATAATAAATTATTTAGAACATCTGATTTAGGAAGGGTGTTTATTAAATTTAATGTTGGCGGTTTGCTTAGAGGAAACACAAAAGATAGAAGCGAATTTTACACTAAGATGATAACAAATGGAGTTATGAGTATAAATGAAGTAAGAGCATTAGAGGATTTAAATAAGATTGAAGATGGTGATAAACATTTTATGCAAATGAATATGACTACCATAGAAAAAATAGGAACAGATGCTGATGAAAATACTGCATCATAAAAATTAAAAAAATGGAAAAAAGAATTTATGATATTGAAACACGAATTGACGCAAATGAGGATGGAAAAGAAATTGTAGTTGGTCATGCATCTATGTACAATACAAGAAGTGAGTTCATGGGATTCTACGAAACAATTGAAGAGGGAGCTTTTACAGATGACTTAATTAAAAATTCTGATGTGAGAAGTTTAGTGAATCACAATCAAGATAAAATTTTGGCTCGTTCTAAAAATGGTGTAGGAACATTAAAATTAAATGCTGATGAAATGGGATTGCGCTATGAATTTGATATTGATCCAGATTTATCTTATGCAAAAGATTTAGCTATTTCAATGAAGCGTGGAGATATTACTCAAAGTTCGTTTGCATTTACTGTCGAAGAGGATGATTGGAGTACGGATGAGAATGGTAAGGATTTAAGAACTATAAAAAAGATTAAACAATTATATGATGTTAGTCCAGTCGTTTACCCAGCTTACACAGATGCAAATGATTTAACAATTGCACAAAGAGGATTATCAGAATACAAAGAAACATTAAAGAAGGTTGATGTAAAAGAAGAAAAAGAAAATGATTTAGTTAGCCGTTCATTAGCAAAACTAAAGATTGAATTAAAAAAAAGAAAATAATTAAATAATAAAATTAAAAAAAATGAAAAATTCTAAAGAATTAAAAGAATTACGTTCAGATTTAATTGGTGAGCTTGAATCAATCAAGTTAGTTGCTGAAAATGAAGAACGTGATTTAACAAAAGAAGAGAATGAGAACGTAGATTCTATTCTTACAAAAATAGATGACAATGATGTTGCTATTACAAGAACTGAAAAAGTAGAAAACAATTTAAAATTAGCTGCGGCATCTACTGGTGCTAAGGTTTCTTCAGTAAATACTGACAAAGCTACAAGAGGATGGAGTTTATTTAAAGCAGTAAATGAAATCAGAAATGGTGGACAATTAACTGGATTAGAAGCTGAAATGCATCAAGAAGCTCAAAGCGAAGCAAGAAAAGGTTTGCAAGGAATTGGATTACCAACTTTTATGACAGAGAAAAGAGCTATTGACCAAACTGGATCTGCTATTGCTCCTACATCTGTTGCTGCTTTTGTTGATGCTTTACAAGCGGATTCATTATGGAATAGAGTAGGTGTTCAAAATTTAGGAACTGTTGCAGCTGATACTGTATTACCTATTGCTGGAGGATCAACTGTTGCATGGGAAACAGAAGTTACTCCTGCTAATAATGGAGGTGCTAATTTTGGAAAAGTTACATTAACACCACATAGATTGGCTGGTTTTGCAAATGTTTCAAATCAATTATTAATTCAAAATGGTGCTGGTGTTGAGGCTGCTGTAATGAGAGATATGGGAAGAAACATGGGGACACAGATAGATACTGCAATGTTTAAATCTACTGCTGTTGCTGGTGGTGAGCCAACTCCAATTTCTCAAACTGCTGGTATTTTAACATTTACTGAATCTGCAACTGCTGGTGGTGTTGGAATGAATGCTGATATGTTAACTGCTATTCAAACAATAGCTGATAGTCATGGTTTAGATGGTAATTTAGCTTTTGTTAATCAATGGGCAATGTATAACAATTTAAAAACTGGTGTTAAAGTAACTGGTGTTGAAGCATCTTATGTTGATGATAGATTAATGGGTTATCCAGGTTGGTTTAGTTCAGCTCCTGCAACTGCTGGTGGTGCTCCAATTACATCTGCTGATGGTTTATTTGGAGATTTCTCAAGAGTTTATTTTGCGCAGTTTGGTCCATCTAATATATTAGTTGATCCTTATACTGAAGCAAAAACTGGGAATGTTCAATTAGTAATGAACAACTTTTTTGACTGGGGTGTTGCAAGTGGAGCATCTTTTGTTAAATACACATCACTAATATAATTAGTAATTAATTCAAATTAAGGGGTGGTGGAATTACCATCATCCCTTTTTTTATAACTTAATAATATGAGAACATATCAAGTAATAACTCCAGCAACAACTTATCCAGTTAGTTTAACCGAAACTAAATTACATTTAAAGGTGGATATAACAACTGATGATACTTTAATAACTAATTTAATTATTGCGGCAACTCAAGTGAGTGAAGAGTATACAAATAGATTTTTTATTGACACTGTTATTAATCAAACTTGTTCTAATTTTAATGAATTAAAAGAATTATATAAAAGCAAAGTTAGTGCTGTTACTCATGTTAAATATTATGATACAGATAATACTCATCAAACATTAGCTGCAAGTAATTATGTAGTCAATAATGAATATGAGCCTTGTCAAATTAATATAGATGTTGATGGTACTTTTCCAAGTATTGCTGATAGAATAGATGCTGTTGAATGTAAATATACTGTTGGATATGGAGCTGCATCTGATGTTCCATACACTATAAAAACATCAATTCTTTTAACAATTGGAAACTGGTATGAAAACAGAATGTCAGTAATTACTGGTCGCACAACAACTGAACTCCCACAATCTGCAATGTGGTTATTAGATACTTATAAAGTTCAAGTTGTCAGATGATATTAATTGGTCAATTAGATAGAAGAGTCTCAATTGATACTCTAAGCACAACAGCTAATGACTATGGTGAGTTAACACGTTCTTATAGTCTTTTTAGAGAAGTTTGGGCTTTTATTGAATGGAAAGGAGGTAGTGAAAAGATGGATGAATCAGATAAGATAACTGGAATGACAAAATTACATGTTTACATTAGAAATTTAGATATGGCTAATCTTTCTTTACAATCAAGAATTACTTATGATAGTGAATATTATTTTCCTAAAGTTATAAATGAGATTGATGGTAGAGATTCATTTCTTGAAATAATTTGTGAAAATAAAGACTAATGGCATTATACAAACAAAATAATAGTTTTGAAGTTTTGGGTTTGAATGAATTACAAAATATGTTCAAACAACTACCTAAACAATTAAGTAATCAAAAAATATGGCAAAGATATTGGAGAGTAAACTCAAGACCATTAGTAAAAGCAGCCAAACAAAAAGCAGCTGCTCTAAATGGTACTGGACAACTTTCTAAAAGTATTGGTTATTTTACAACAAAAGCAAGTAGAAGAACATTTGGGGGTTATGTTGGACCAAGAGTAAGAGGAGCTTTTAAAGATATGAAAAAATCAGGTTATTATGGAGCATGGGTGGAATATGGTGCAGAGGTTAAATTATGGGGTAAATATCCATCTTCAAAAGGAAATCAGAAATTTATGCAGCCAGCATATGACGAAACAAAAGGAACAATGCTAATACATGCATTAAAAGATGGTGGAGTTGCAATGGATAAATTAATAAGAAGTCATACTAAAAGCACAGAAAAATATGGTATTTTAGGTAGATAAAATGGAGATAGGAAAATCAATATATAATATTTTATACAATGGTGGTGCTGGAGATGTGTTTGGTTTAGTTGGAACAAGAATTTTTCCAAACGTTGCTCCACAAACTACTCAATTTCCTTTTATAATATATGATGTAAATAGTGTAGAGCCAACAGATACAAAAGATGGGGTTTCTACATTAGATACAAATAATATAATGATTAGTTGTTATAGTAAAACCTATTCTGAAGCATCAACTTTAGCGAAAAACATAAGAGTTGCAATGGATAGAATTAATCAAGGAACGTATGGAGGTGAGGAAATACAGTCAAGCGAGTTTCAATCTTATAATGATATTTTTGATGATACAAGTGGAGATGCTGGTATATATCGTAAGGCTTTAGATTTTCAAATTAGACAAATAAATCCTACAAATTAAATTAAATAAAAATGAAAAAAATTAAATTAAAAAAAGATTGGAGAGCTTGGGGAGAAATTCAAAAAGCTGGAAAAATTTTAAGTATTAGAGATAAAGATATATTAAATTTCTTAAAAGAAAATGATTATATTGAAAATGAAAATAAAAAAACATCAACAAAAAAAACAGTTGAAAAAATAAATAAATAAATAATAAAAAAAAATAAAAGAAAATGGCTATTTTAAATGGAACAGAGATAAAAGTATACAGCGCAAGTGCTACTGGTACTGGAACAACAAACTTGGTGGCTTTTGCTCAAAACGGAACATTAAATATTGAGCATAGTCCCCGAGAAATCACAAACAAGGAGTCCGCTGGGTATTCCGAAGTATTGGAAGGATTAAGATCATGGACAATAGAGTTGGATGGAGCATATTGCTGGGCTTCTGGAACTCCAGCAGTAAGCACATCAAATGGAGCTGATGTATTAGTTGAATCAGAAGTATTAAACGCAAGAACAAAATTTGCTGTTGCTTTTGGTGGATCTGAGACAGTAGGATCAAAAGATGTTAGATATTGGGGTGAGGCTTACATAACAAGTTGGTCTGTAACCGCTGGCACAGAGGATTCGTCCACATACAGTATCAGCTTACAAGGAACTGGAACGCTCACACAAGTCGTGACAGCTTAATTATTAATCACATAGGTGAATAGCTTAGGCATCTTTTCGTAAGGTGTCTTTGCTTGAAGCCTTTTAAAATCTTACGAAATGAATTATACATTTATAGAAATAAAAAACAAAAAATATCCAATTAAATTTGGTTTTTCAGCTCTTGCTAAGTATAGCAAGGAAACTAATACATCCTTACAAAAATTAGGAAATATTGGTGATGATATGACACTATCAGACGCTTTAACTTTAATTTATTGCGGATTAGAGGCTGGTTATCGAGCTGCAAAACAAGATTGTGAAATAACAATTGATGATTTAGCAGATTTAATTGATGGAGATTTTGATTTCATTGCACGAGCAATGAGTATTTTTGCTGAACAAATGGGCGAAAATAAAGAAAAAAAGGGGAAAGCCAAGAAGAAATAGAGCCGCTTACTTGGCGTAAACTAGAGGGCATTGCGTTTGGTCAACTTGGAATGGGGGTTGATGAATTTTATGAGATGCTTCCGAGACATTTTTGGAATAAGTTGGATGGCTTTTAT